AGAGCCACTTCTTCGCCGAAATGATGATCGAGGACTGTCTGGCTGAGCCGGGCAACGGTGGCGGCGAAGGGATGCGCGCCGTGTGCATCCGCGAGGTGCAAAAGGATCTGGCGCAGTCGTCCAAGCTGCTGATCGAGTCGAAGCTGTCGGCGTTGGGCATTGGCGAGCCGCACGGCTTCAAGGTGTTCCGCGACGTGATCTCCACGCCGGGCGACGGCATCCTGATCTTCAAGGGGATGAACGACTACACCGCCGACAGCATCAAGTCGCTCGAGGGGTTCAAGCGGTCCTGGTGGGAAGAGGCGCAAGGCGCGACGCAGCATTCGATCAACCTGTTGCGGCCCACGATGCGCGCGCCAGGCTCGCAAATGTGGTGGAGCTGGAACCCGCGTCGCAAGGTCGATCCGGTCGAAGTGATGTTCACGGGCGCGGAAAAACCCACAGGCGCGGTGGTCGTCACCGCGAACTGGCGCGACAACCCGTGGTTCACGGCGGAACTGGAGCAAGAGCGTCAGGACTGCCTGCGAATGCAGCCGGACCAGTACGACCACATCTGGGAAGGCGGCTACGTGAAGATCGTGGCCGGCGCCTACTTCGCGAAAGTGCTGGCCGAAGCGAAGGCGCAAGGGCGAATTGGCCGCGTCGGTGCCGACCCGCTGATGACGTACCGCGCCTTCGTGGACATCGGCGGCACGGGCGCAAAGGCCGACAACTTCGTGATCTGGATCGCGCAGTTCGTCGGCCGCGAAGTCCGGGTGCTGAACCATTACGAGGTCCAGGGCCAGCCGATCGGCGCGCACCTGACCTGGCTGCGAAGCAAGGGCTACACGCCGCAGAACACGACGATCTGGCTGCCGCACGACGGCGACACGCAGGACAAGGTCCATGACGCGTCGTACCGAAGCGCATTCGAAGCGGCGAGCTACGCGGTCGAAGTGGTGCCGAACCAGGGCAAGGGCGCAGCGTCGATGCGGATCGAAGCCGTGCGGCGCCTGTTCCCCTCGATCTGGTTCAACGACGACACGACGCAAGCCGGCCTAGATGCATTGGGCTGGTACCACGAGAAGAAAGACGACGCGCGCGGCATCGGCCTGGGCCCCGCCCACGACTGGGCCAGCCACAGCGCGGACGCATTCGGCCTGATGTGCGTGGTCTACGAAGCGCCGCAGCCGAACGCGCCGAAGCACCTGAGCTATCCCAACCGGAGAAATGCATGAACAAGGAAGACATTGCCTACACCCTGCGCCTGACGGCGATGGGCCGGCTGAACACCCCGCACCAGGACGAGTTCTGCGACAAGCTCGCGCGCCTGTTCGCCACGCTGCCGGCGGAACCCGAGCCCGAAGTGACCAACGCAGCCGCGGTGACCCGCACGGTCGAACTGCCTGTCGTCGATCAGAAGAAGCGCGCGAAGGCGTAACGCATGCCGCAGATGACCGACGACGACCTGCTGCGCGTCCTGAATTCGGAAGCGGCAGCGGCGTACCAGTACGAATCCGGGGATGTCTCGCAAGCGCGCTACAAGGCGATGCGGGACTACCTGCGCTTTCCGTACGGCACGGAGCAGGACGGGCGCTCACACGTCGTCGCCTCGGACGTCTTCGACACGATCGAGGGCATCCTGCCCGACCTGGTGGAGATCTTCGTCTCGTCGGACAAAGCGGTGGTGTTCGACCCGGTCGGCCCGGAAGACGAGCAGGGCGCCAAGCAGGCCACGAACGCGTGCAACTACGTGTTCTACAAGCAGAACAACGGCTTTTTCGTTCTCTACAGCGCCGCCAAAGACGCGCTCATGCTGCGCACCGGCGGCGTCAAATGGTGGTGGGAGGTCAAGCGCACCGCCAACTTCACCACGTACTCGGGCGAGGAGCTGCAGATTGCCGCTTACCTTGCGGCGCACCCGGACGCCGAGGTGGTCAGCCGCGAAGAGATCGACGAGCCGGACGAGGTGGCCCAGGCCCGCGAGGCCGTGATGAAGTACGAAGGCGCGCCCATCGAGCAGGTGCCGCCGCAGGTGATCCAGCTCGCGCAGCAGCTGCCGCCCAAGCGCTACACGGTGCGCCTGAAGACGATCACCAAGAAGGGCAAGGTCTGCGTCGAGCCGATCCCGCCAGACGAACTGGAAGTGTCCTCCAGCCACAACTCGATCCTGCTGGATGACTGCCGCTATGTGTGCCACAAGAGCCTGAAAACCGCCTCGGACATCCGCGAGATGGGCTTTGCCGTCAGCGACGACGAAGTGCGCGCGGCCAAGGACGAGGCGGTGACGCAGGACCGCGAGTTCTACGACACCATGCGCCAGGTGGCCACCGCGCCCGATGCGTCGGAAGACCCCAGCAACCTGCGCGGCTGGCTGCGCGAAGAGTACGTGCTGGTGGACTACGACGGCGACGGCATCGCCGAGCGCCGCAAAGTGATGCGCCTGGGCGAAAAGCTGCTGGAGAACGTGGAGTTCTCACATGTGCCGATCGCCGCGTGGACGCCGTACCTGCTCACGCACAAGTTCGACGGCCTGTCGGTGTGGGACCTGGTGGCCGACTTCCAGCGCGCGCGCACGGACATTTGGCGCAATCAGCTGGACAACCTCGACCTGGCGAACAACCAGGAAACGGTCGTAAAGACCGACACCAACGGAAACCCGAAGGCGAACATTGACGACCTGCTCAATCGCCGCCCGGGCGGACTGATCCGCGAATTCGAGTCGGGCGCCGTCCGTCCCTACGTGGAGCGTTGGCAGGGCATCGAAGCGATGCCGATGATGCAGTACCTGGACAGCGCCAAGGAGCGGCGCACGGGTTACTCGCCTGTCGTTCCCGGCCTGGACGCTGATGCGCTGGACAAGACCGCCACCGAAGTCCTCAAGGCCGGCAACGAGCGCCAAAAGCGCATGAAGCTGATGGCGCGCATTCTGGCCGAGGCGCTGGTCAAGCCGATGTTCCGCGGCATCTTGAAGACGCTGACCGACTACTGCATGGAGAAGCTGTCGTTCCGGCTGAACAACGAGTACCAGGACTACGACCCGCAGGAGTGGCGCGACGGCTACGACATGACGGTCAACGTGGGCATCGGCACGGGCGACGTGATGCAGCAAACGCAGTTCCTGCAAGGCATCGCTTCGGCGCAGGGCGCCATCGCGCAAAGCCCCTTCGGGCCGATCCTGATCGATGCGGAGAAGATCTACAACGTGCACGCCAAGCTCGCGGAACTGGCCGGCTTCAAAAACCCCGGCGAGTTCTGGAACAAGCCCAAGCACGTCCAGCAGCCGGACGGCACGATGGGTGTGGAGCAACCCAAGACCCCGCCACCCTTGCCGCTGCTCATCGAGCAGGCCCGCCAGCAGGGCCACATGGCCGCGCAGCAGCAGGCCAACCAGCTGGACATGCAAAAGCACCAGGCCGAATTGCAGGTACAGCAGGCCAACGACCAGCGCGACGCCGCGCGCGAGGACATGCGCATCCAGCTCAAGGCGCACCTGGACGCGATGAACGCGGCGGCCGAACAGCGTGCGCGCCAGCAGCAAGAGCAGTTCGAACGGTGGCGCGAGGTGATGATCGCGGCCGTGAAGATCGAGGTGGCGCACATCGCCAAGGACGGCGGCATTGACGCTGCAACGGCGGCGGCAACCAACGTCGCGACGGCAGACATGCAGGGGAGCACGCCATGACGGACCAGGAGCAGAACCTGCAGGCCGACCTCGATCGCGCGGAGCACGCGCGGCGCTTGCTGAATGACGAACTGGTGTCGCAGGCGCTGGCCGCGATCAAGCACGAGGTGATGACTGCGTGGATCGACTGCCCGCAGCGCGACAAGGAAGGCAAAGAGGCGCTGTGGCAGCTGGCCAAGACGGCCGACAAGTTCGAAAACCTGCTGCGCGGCTACATCGAGACCGGCAAGCTCGCCGCGGCGCAGCTGGACAACCTCAAACGATTCGAAGAGCGCAGCGGGATGGCCCGCATGTTCGGAATGCGCGGCTGACAGCCCCCAGCCGTCGTGCCCGTCGGGCATTGATCGGGGCCGGCATCGTCGAGAGACGACCCACGAGGAACGAAGATGCAACTGAACGACCAAGCCGCATCGGCAGTCGAATACCGCCCCAGCCCGCAGGAGGGTTTGCTGGGCGCCCTGGATGACGAACCCGAAGGTGACGAGCCGCAAGCCGTTGCCGAAGGCGCGCAGGGCGCCGAGGAAGAGCCAGAGGGAACGCCCGAAGGCCAGGAAGACGAAGAAGGGCAAGAAGGCACGGGCGAGGAGCCCAACGTCTCGCAGAAATTCCGCGTGAAGGTCAAGGACGAGGCCGGTGAGGACGTCGATGAAGACCTCACCCTCGAAGAGCTCGCCGCGGGCTACATGCGCAACAAGCGCTTCACCGTGGGCATGCAGCACCAAGCGGCCCAGGAGAAGCAGCGCCAGGAACATTTCTTTCAGGCCGTGAACCAGACGGTGGAGCAAGGGCGGAATCAGATCCGCGCACTCCAGCAGATGGTCGTCGCGGCGGCGGCGCCGGAACTCGCGAACGTCAACTGGCAACAGGTGGCGGCCGAGAATCCGTCGCTGTACGTTCAACTGCAGGCCAAACACCAGCAGTTGAACGCCGTGCTGGGTCAGCTCGCCGAGCGGGACCGGGCACTTCAACAAGAGCAGCAGACCGTCACCCAACGGCAACGCGACCAAGCCATGCGGCAGTCGCTGGAGCACCTGAGTAGGGAAATCAAGGGATTCAACCTCGAAAAGGATGCACCCAAGCTGAAGGACGCGGGCACGAAGTACGGCTTCACGGCCGCCGAACTCGATTCGGTGGTGGACGGCCGATTCATTCACCTGCTGCACGACGCCATGCAGTGGCGTCAGCTCCAGACGCAAAAGCCTGGCGCGCTCAAGAAAGTGGCCGAAGCACCGAAGGTGATCAAGCCGCAGGCGCCCCAGCAACGCAAACCCAACCAGGCCGCAGCCGATCGCCTCGCCAAATACGGGCGTCCGAGCGACCTGGCCGCATTCCTCTGACGAGGGAAAGGATAGATCGTGGCTCAACCCACCAACACGTTCGACACCTACGCAGCCAAAGGTGTCCGCGAAGACCTGCAGGACAAGATCTACATGGTCTCGCCCGAGAAGACGCCCGTGCTCTCCATGGGCCGGCGTTTCAAGGCCGCGCAGAAGTATCACGAGTGGCAGCGTGACGGCCTCGCCACGCCGAACAAGGACAACGCGGTGATCGAAGGCGGCGACAGCGCCGGCACGACGATCACGGCGACGAACCGCATCGGCAACTTCTGCCAGCTCTTCGAGAAGGTGCCCGTCGTGACGAGCACCCTGCAAAAGAGCAAGACCGCCGGTCGCAGCAACGAGATGAAGTACCAGATCGCCGAGAAGGCGATTCCGGAGATCAAGCGCGACCTCGAGGCGATGCTCATCTCCGCGAACCCTGCGGTTGCGGGCGACAGCTCCACGGCGCGCAAGTCGGCCGGCCTGGGCGCGATGATCTACTCGAACATCTCGTCGGGCTCCGGCGGCTCCACGCCGTCGCACACCTCGGGCGCGCAGACCACGGCGCCCACCGCGGGCACGGCCCGCGCGTTCTCGGAGACGCTGCTCAAAACCGTGCTGGCGTCGATCTACACCAACTCGGGCGACCAGCCCGACTACGTGTCGGTCACGCCCACGCACAAGCAGACCTTCAGCGGCTTCGCCGGCATCGCCGTGAACCGCTACCAGGTGCCGCGCGGCAAGCAAGGCGTGATCGTCGGCGGCGCCGACATCTACGTGGGCGACTTCGGCGAACTCACGATCGTGCCGAACTACGTGCAGGCCACGGCCAACAGCACCACGGCGCTGGTCCTGAACAAGGAACAGTACGGTGTGGCCTACCTGCAGCCGATCCAGTCCACGCCGCTGGCAAAGACCGGGCATTCCGACAAGGAATTGGTCTTCACCGAAGCGTGCGCGGTGTGCCTGGCCGAAAAGGCGCTGGGCAAGGTGGCCGACTTGTCGTAAGCGGCAACTTCGCCATGAACGGGGCTCCTTCGGGAGCCCTTTTTCTTGTGGGCATCGCTGTGAAGCGCCCCCACAAGAAAGAGGTGGTGCATGGCAGACACGCTGAAGATTCTGGATGTCAACTGGCAGCAGGGCATCCGCACGGAAGTGCATGAGGAAGAGGGCAAGGTCGTTTTCCAGAAGACTTACGACGCCCAGCCGTTTCTCGACGAAGCCGCGGAACTGCGCGCGCGCACGCGAGGCGAGAACTGGGGGCCGCATGGGCGGCACGTCGGCTTCATTCCGATGGCCGAACTGGGCCAGATGCTTCGCCAGGACGGCGAGTTCGACAAAAAGCGCATCCGCGTGTGGTTGCACAAGAACCCCGCGTTCGTGACCTTTGATCGGTACCTGCGATGAGCATCACGAACTACACCGAGCTGCAGACCGCGATCGGCAACTGGAGCAAGCGCGGCACGGACTCGGCGCTCACGCCGCTCTTCCCGGACTTCATCCGCCTGTGCGAGGTGCGCCTGAACCGCAAGTTGCGCGTGAGCGCGATGGAAACGACCTTCACCAGCGTGGCGCTGGTGTCGGGCGCCGCGAGCCTGCCGAGCGACTTCCGCGCGTTCAAGGAACTGCGCTACGACGGCTCGCCCAGCTACACGCTGGAACCCAAAACCGAGGAGTGGATCCGCAACCAGGCGGACCTCGCGGCGGCGCCGGAGTATTTCGCGGTGACGGGCTCGCAGGTGATCTGCTGGCCGCAGGCCGGCAACATCAAGGGAACGTACTACGCGTCCATTGCACCGCTCGCGAGCAGCGCGACGAATTGGGTGCTCACGAATCACCCGGACCTGTACCTGTTCGGCTCGCTGACGGAGCTGGCCGACTACATCGGCGACGACGAGTCGCTCACGAAGTGGGCCGCGCGCTTCCAGGCGATGCTCGACGAGGTGCAGTCGGAGGACCGGGCCAACCAGATGAGCGGCGGTCCGCTGGTAGCGAGGAAACGCTGATGCCCATCGTGCAGACCTCCGTGCGGGAGTGGGGCAGCGGCCTGAACAAGGACCAGCCACCGTGGGAACTCGGCCCCGGCTACTGGTCGGACTGCCAGAACACGCGATTTCGCAACGGCAAGGCCGAGCGCATGGGCGGAATTGCCACGGTGAACACGCCCAGCCAGGCGCCGTACTGGATGTCCGCCTATGCAGGCAGTGCCACCCGCTCTGTGGTCTACGCAGGGCTGACCAAAGCCTATTCCTACGATGGCACGACGGAAACGGAGATCACGCGCAAGCTGGCGGCGCAGCCCGTCACCGCGCTGACGCGCTCGGGCACGACCGTCACCGTCACCACGGGCGCAAACCATGGGCTGTCGGTGGGCGCAGGCGTCACGGTCTTCGGTGTGCCTTATGCAAACGGCACGGGTGACAGGATCAACGGATCTTGGACGATCGCGTCAGTGCCGACGTCCACGACGTTCACGTACACGTCGGGCAAGTCGGCGAGCTTCACCGCGACAGCCGCGCAACTGGCTTCCATCGGCTACACGGTCAACAGCGCTGCGGTGCAGAACTTCACCGGCGGCATCGATGACAAGCTGACCGGCGGGAACATCAACGGCGTGCTGGTCTTCAACAGCCCGGTCGATGGACTGTACTACTGGGATCAGGTCAATTCCGCGATCCTGCAGCAGATGAACGGCTTTGCGGGCAACAAGGCCGACGCCGCGCGCTCGTACAAGAACTACATCGTCCTCATCGCACCCACGGTGAGCGGCACGAAGTATCGCCACGCGATTCTGTGGTCCGCGTCCGCCGACCCGGGCACGGTGCCGCTGTATTTCACGGCCTCCAACACCAACGACGCCGGCCAGCAGGATTGCGTCTCCGAACGCGAAGCCATCGACGGCATGGAATGGGGCAACACCTTCCAGCTGTACAAGGGAGATTGCCGGTTCTCCGTGAGCTACATCGGCGGCAATGCGGTGTTCGACTTCGAGCACGCCAGCGTCTACAGCAAGGACGACGGCCTGCTGGCGGCCAACTGCATCGCCAACACGCCCAAGGGTCAGGTATTCGTCTCCAGCTCGTTGGACATTCGCATCCACTCGGGCGCGGAGTCGCAAAGCTTGGTCGAAGGCCGGATGCTCAAGTCCTTCCGCTCGCGCGTGGATGCGACCAACCGCAAGCGCACGTTCGTCGAGATCAATCCGTACACGAACGAGGTGTGGGTGTGCTTCCCGGAGTCGGGACAGGCGGCCTGCACGAAGGCGCTGGTGTGGAACTGGAACGATGACGCCTGGGGCGAGCGTGACCTGGCGAACGCGACCTGCGCGTGCTCGGGTTTCGTGCCCACGGGCATTGCCACCGGATCGCGGATGCTGGTGGGAACGAACGCGCCGAAGACGGGCTTGGTCGATTCGGGGACAACGGACTTCGGCAACACCTACACCTCCATGCTCGAGCGTATCGGCATGGACCTGGACTCTCCGGCCTGGAAGACGCTGCTGGACTCGATGCCACTGTTCGATGCGTCCACGAACTTCACGGCCTCGATCTATCACGGCGCGGCGCCCACGCAGGACACCGCACCGACGTACACCGCGGCGCAAACGTACACGCACAACACCACGCGCCGCATCACCGCGACGAGCAATTCCGGACCGTATCTGGCCTGGAAGATGACCACGACGGCGGCGGACACGCCCGCGATGCGCTCCTGCGCCTTCTGGGTCAAGCAGCAGGGGAAGTATTGATGCAGACGTTCTCGGCTCCAAACATTCCGATGGACGCGCCGCATTGGTTCAAGGACTACGCGCGCCAGCTTCACCAGCAGATCAACAAGGCGGCGGCTGCGGCCAATCCGTACAGCAGCCAGGAGTACCTGCACAGCGAGCCCAGCCGGATCGTCGCGGGCATGGAAGTGCTGGCCGATGGCACGGACTGGAACCCCGGCAGCGGCGCGGGCCGATACCGCCGCAACGAGGCCGGCACCGCATGGGTGTTCGTTGGCTGAAAGGAAAACATGGCAAATCCAGCATTGACGCAGCAGCAACTCGCGGCGCTGTACCAATCGGGCATTTTCAGCGACCCGTCCAAGTGGGGCGCCTTCACGGCTGGAAGCAACGGCCTGAGCTTCGGTGGGAACGGCGCGCAGTTGGGGCAAGGCTTTCAGGCCGATGGGTACAACTTCATCGCGCCGGATGCGGGCGGGGGCACATGGAACATCACGCCGATGCAAGGCGGCAACCAGCCCGGCGCGACGTACTACGACTACCAGCCGGGACAGGACCCGTATGCCCACCAAGTCATCGACGGCGGCCAGTTCAAGCTGTCCGACTACAAGGACCTGGGCCAAGCTGCGGCGCTTCTGGGTTCGATGTACCTGGGCGGTCAAGGCCTTGCGGCACTCGGCGCAGGTTCGGCGGGCGGCATCGGTGGAACAGGTTTCGCCGCTGGCGGCGCGGGCACGGCAGGCGGCACTTCGGCGCTGGCTGGTGACGTGCTCTCGAAAGCGGCACTGGATGGCACCACGGCGTTCGGTGCGAACTCGGCGCCCGGTGCGTTCGATCTCGCATCGACGGCGGGGGCCGGCGGCGGCGGCGGTCTGCTGAGCGGAACGGGCGGTGCAACCGGTGCGGGCTCGACGGTCGCCAACTACGGCAGCGGCCTGGACGCAGGAATGACGGCGCCGGCGGCCACCGACGGCGCGTATGCCCAGGCAGTGAAGGATGCGGCCACCCCATCGTGGCTGTCGTCGGTTGCGAACACCCTCGGCGTTTCCCCCACGGCGCTCACCTCTGCGCTCGGGTTGGGCACATCGCTGCTCGGTGCTGTGGCGGGCTCGCAACCCGTGACGAAGACGGCCACGCAACAGCAAGACATCCCCGACTGGCTCAAGCCGTACGTCACCGGCCCGAACGGCCTGCTGGCGAGCGCGCAGCAGACCTTCCAGCAGAACCAGGGCAATCAGGCCGGCTGGCAGGCGATCCAGAACAAGGGTTTGGGCCTGCTGTCACAACCGGTGGCCGGCAATGGCTATGCGCAATTCGCGGCGATGCCGCGCTTCGGGGGTTAAAACATGGCTGGGTCATACAACTACAACCCGAATTTCACGCCTGTTCCGATGCAGCAAGGCGATACGTTCCAGCCTACCGGAGGGACTGTCCCCTTCGGACAGGCGGTGCAGACGCTTTTCCCGGGGACTGGGGTGGGTGCAACGTCCATGGGAACCACTGGCGGCGTGCCCACAGCCTACTACGACGCGAGCGTTCCGAACGCCTACACGACTTTGCAAGGCGGGATCAACGCGGGCTACAACTTCAGCCCATACAACGGCACCTACGTTCTGACCGGCGACAAGGAATACGCCGCCATGCAAGATGGCGCGGACAGTTACGACAAGCTAACTGGCCAGAACCTGACGGCTGCGCAGTACGACCAGATGATCAATCCGACCACGTACGGCGCGCGATGGAATGCCGATGGGTCGCAGGTGACGGGCCAGCAAACCGTGAGTGATCCGAACACGATTCTCGGAACGCCTGGTGTGCCGCTTTACGACCCGCGCTCGGGGCAGATCGTCACTGGCAGCACGGCGGGCGCGCCGACAGGTTTTGGAGCCAGTGGTTTGGGCTCGGGAACCGGTAGCTCGCAGACCGGCGGCGCGCAAGGAACCACGGGTAACGGCATCGCTGGGCTGTATCAGTCGCTGCTCGGTCGCGCTCCCGATGCGGGCGGGCTGCAGTTTTACAGCAACGAGCTTGCCAACGGCACATCGCTGCAAGACATTGCGGCCGACATCCAGAAGTCTCCCGAATACCTTGCCAGCCATGGGGGCACGGGCACCACGAACGGCGGTGGCCTGCTCGCCGGCGCCGGCGGCGGATCAAGCATGGGTGGCGGCTACGGCGTGTCGTCCAACCCCTACCAAGGCGGCCAGGCTGATGCCATCCGCACGCAGACGCAGGATTTCCTGAATGACGCGCTGAACCAGATTCGCTCGGGCGCAGTGGCCACCGGCGGCCTGGGCGGCACACGCGAAGGCGTGGCGCAAGGCATCGCCTTGAGCAAGGGCGCCGACTACCTCTCGGGCAACCTCGCCAACCTGTACGGCAGTAACTGGAACTCCGACCAGAACCGCGCGCTGCAGCAGTACGGCATGGATCAGAACTTCTACACCGCGCAGCGCGGTCAGGACCAAAGCGGCGCGGCACTCGGCGCGCAGCTGTATGGCCTGGGCCAGAACGGGCAGTGGAGCAACCTGACCAACTACGGCAACTTGCTGTCGAACTGGTCGGGCTTCGGCACCACGACGGGCACGAACTCGCAGGGCGGCGGCGGCTTGGGCGCGCTGGGCGGTGCACTGGGCGGCGCGCAGCTTGCGAACCTCTGGAGTTACTGATGGGAATCCTCGGCACCTCGTACGACGATCCGCAGACCCAAGGCATCCTTGCGCTGGCCGGCAACATGATCCGCGGCGACGTGGGCGGCGGCTTGCTTGGCTACGGACAGGCCGTGCAGGCTGCGCAAAACGCGCTGGTGGACCGCGCCGACAAGATGCAGCAGATCGGGCTCCGCAATATCCAGCTTCAGCAGGCGCAACAGCAATTCGGATTCAGCCTGCCCGTGTATCAGCTGATGGCGCAGAAGGCGCGCGAACAATTGGGCGGCGCAGGTGCAGGTGCAGGTGCGGCGCCTTCGATTGCCTCGCAGCCTGCCATTGCGCCGTCGCCCGGTGGCCCGCTCGGTAGCGGCCTGTACGGGATCGATGTTGGCGGTCAGCCGGCGTCATCTGCCAATGCAGTCACAGGAAACTCGAGCGGCGTCGGGAACATCTTTGGCGTCCCATTTTCGGTTGCCATGCCGGCGTTCGCGGGCAAGGGAATGGCGGGCCTTGCGGATGCGGCGATTCAGTACAACGCGCCTCCTGATTTCGTGAAGATGATGCGCGCGGCGAACATCGATCCGGACTCGCCGGAAGGACGCTCGCTGCTGCAGGGCAACCTCAACAAACAGAACTACATCGCGCCAGTGTCCGGTCGTCCTGGCGGCACCCTCACCTTCGCGGATGGCCGCCAGGAGCAGCTCCCCTCGGCGATCGAAGGCGCGCAAGCGGTGAAGAATCCGGACGGCTCGTGGACCTACCGGTCGATGCGAAATGCCAGCGGCGCCATCACCGACGCCACCGCGGCGAAGGAGGTAGGCAAGGCGCGATTCGACGTGCAGCCGACGTACAACTCGTCCACGAACCAATGGGGCTTCGATACGCGCGAGAACATCGCCAATCGGGCCAACGGCGGCGCGACTGGCGCGCCTGCTGGAGCTGCTGCGCCGGCAAGCACGAACGCAGACACGGACCTGCCGCGCATTTACGCCTCGGAACTGCAGAAAGCACAGGGGCGTCTCGCGGAAGTTCAGAATGACCCGCGCCGCACGCCGCAATTGCTGTCGGCCGCGCAGCAGGACGTCACGGACCTCACGCGCCTCACGCAGAAATACCCGCTGCAGGCCGGCGCCCCCGGCAATGTCGCTGCAGTCGCGGTGCCGGCGGCCTCGATCGTGCCCAAACCGGCCCCGGGTCAGGCCGAGTCGCTGACAGACCTGGCCAAGGCGAACACGCAGCGTTACACGAACACGATCAACCAGGCCGCCGACAGCGCCACGCGCGTGAACGTCTACGACAACATCCTGAACCTTTCCAAGCAGGGCGTGGCCACGGGCCCGGGCCAAGCGTGGAAGAACAGCGTCAGGGGTTACGTGGCGAACGCTCCGCTGCTGTCGATGGTGTCGCAAGGCTGGCGCAATGACGTGTCCGGCTTCCAGGAGCTGAACAAGTTCCTGTACCAGAACGCGCAGCGCAACTGGCAAGCCGCAGGCGGTACGGGCACGGACTCGCAGCTGGAAGCGTTCACGAAGTCGAACCCGAACGACAAGATGTTTCCACAGGCCCTTCAAATGATGGCGCAATGGGGCAAGGCGGGCGAACTCGCGCTGCAAGGCAAGGCCAACGCCATGCAGACTTGGAAGGACCAGCAAAGCGGCAACCTGGCGAACATGGACCAGTTCGAACGTACCTGGCGCAACGCGTTCGATCCGATGCTGTTCCAGCTCAAGACCATGGACCCCGCCCAGCAGAACACGCAGATCCAGAACATGAAGATGCGTGACCCCAAGGGCTACGCCGCGCTCGTGCAGAAGGCGCAGGTGCTCAAGCAACTCGGGGGTCTGTGATGGCCGATCCGCTGCTGGACATCATCAACGGTGCGCCACCACCGGTGGCCGCTTCGCCCGGCGTGGACCCGCTGGCCGCGCTGGTGGGCTCTGCGCCGAGCAATGGGGCGTCGCTGGCGCCGGCTGCTGCATCGCAGCCCGGATTTTTCACGCTCGATCGGGTGAAGTCCGACTTCGTGAACGCGCCGCGCCGCTTCGGCGATGTGCTCGCCGGCGCGGTGCGCGGCGCGGGCTCGATTGGCGCAACGATCCTTGCGCCCTACGACATGGCGCAGGACTACCTCGCCGGCAAAGGCCTGTCGCTCGATGCGAACCGTCAACGTCGCAAGGACATGGACGACGCGCTGGCCAGCTTCGGCGCAGACCCGAACTCGGGCTTCTACCAAGCTGGCAAGCTGGGCGGCGAGATCGCGGGCACGCTGCCCGTGGGCGGGCTGCTGGCGGGCGCGGCGCGCGCCGTTCTTCCGGCCGCCCGTGTGTCCGCGCCGGTGGTCGATGCGATCAGCTCGGGGCTGGACAGCTGGGGCTTTCGCGTGCCGGGGTTGTCTATGCCTGCGCGCCTGGCGACGCGCGTGGGCACGGGTGCCGTTGCCGGTGGGACGGCCGCAGGGCTGATCGACCCGGAGCAGGCGGGAACGGGCGCGGTCTTCGGGGCCGCGATCCCAGCAGGGGCGCAGGTTGTTGGCCGTGGCCTTGAAATCGCAGGAAACGGCATCCGCTCCATGCGCACACCGCAGGAAGTGCGTGTCGCGCAACACTTGGGCGAACAACTCGGCGTGACGCCGTCCGATCTGGTCGGTCCTGCCACGGGACCGCAGATGATCCCCGGCTACGCGCCCACGGTGCCGCAGATACTGCAGGACCCGCTCGCCAGCCAGTTGCAGCGCACGCTCAAGACCGCGGGCAATACGGCCTTGGGCGATGCCGAAGGCGTGCAGCAGGTGCAGTTTCGCAGTGCACTGGACAGCGTCGCGCCGATCAGCGCCAGCGTGCAGGATGCGGCCGAGCGCGCGGGGGCGGCGATTCAGAACTTCGCGCTGCCCGCCGAGCGGGATGCGGCCAAGAACGTCAGCCGCGAGTTCGAAGCGGTCGACCCGTTCGACGAAACGCGCCTGAACCTTCCGATCGAGGACATGCAAAAGGCTGCGGACAAATACCTCGGGCCGGGAACCTTCGGGACGGGCAGCGGCGCGCGGCAGGCCATCGACACGGCGACACAGGTGGGCACGCAGCTGCTGCCGGCCATCAAGCCGCTGCCGCAGTCGGCCGGGCAAATGCAGTCACTCGAGCAGGCGGTGCGCGGCCTGGGCGGCATCCAGCCGGGCGAATTCCTTTCAGGCGAGATCGATGCGCTTCGCCCGAAGCAATCGCGCACGACGGGCCTGTACTCGCGCAACGGCCTGAACGTGGAGGACATGGCCCAGCGCATGCACGATCGCGGTTTCATTCCCGATGCGGACCCCGCGACGCTAGTTGCGGCATTGCAGAACCGCGGCGGGCGCAAGGTTTTTGCCAACGACGCGACGGAAAGCTCGATGCAGCGCCTGGCCGAATCAGCAATGGGCGAAGCGCCGCAAGCCGAACGTATCCCCAACGCGGTCCCGTTCCGGACCGTGCAGAACCTGCGTTCGTCGATCGGCGAAGCGGCCGAGCGCGCGGATGCCAACGGCGCCAACAAGGAAGCAGCGGCACTGCGGCAGATGGTGGGCGACATCGACGCGCGCGTGAACGCTGCGGCCGATGGCATGGGGCAGGCCAGCGAGTATTTCCCGCGCGCGATCGCCAACCAGTACCGCGCCGCGCTCGATGCCCACATCGCCAAGATGCAGCAATTCGAGACGGGGCCGCAGGTGTCGATGTTCCGCAAGGGAATGGACGGGCAACCCTCGATCCAGGGCGCGGAAATCCCGGGAAAGTTCTACAACGCCAACCGCTCGCAAGTGGACGATATGCAGTCGTTCAAGCGGCTGATCGGCAATCGCGACGACCTGATGCGCGAGATGAAAAGCTATGCGGTCACGCAGGGCATGGGCACGGCGGACGCTGCGGGCAACCTCACGTCGAAATTCATGCGCTGGATGCAGGCGCGTACGGGCGCGAACCGCGAACTGTTCAACGCTCGCGAGCTGGCCACGCTCAACGAAGTAGGCAAGGCGGTGGAGCGGCAGCTTGCCGCGGAGAACCTGGGCCGCGTCTCGGGGCCGGACACCGCGCAGAAGCTCGCTTCGCTGCAGTCCAACGGCCTGATCGACAGCAAGGCCATCGACATCCTGGGCAAGCGCCTGCCGCTGGTCGGCCACTTCACCGGCCCGGCGCTGGACGTACTGCGCCGAAGCGCCACGCAGACGCGCCAGGAGCTGATGGGCGGCCTGCTGGCGGACCCAGTGCGGTTTTCAAATGCGCTGCAGCGCGCGCGCGGTCCCGTGCAGTTGAGTGTGCAGCCGATGGGGCTGCTCAGTCGCGGGGTCTATCCCGCCCTTGCTGATCAGAACCATTAGATGCCCGGCCGGTCAGGCCGCGCCAAAAGCCGTATGCACCCGCAGCAGCGATAACCAGCAGCCCCTTCCAGAGGCGGTACTCCAAGTAGGGCGACTGCGTGATCTGGTCCCAGAAGCTCATGCGCGCATCGTAGTTCGATTCCCCGGCCCGCGAAAGCGGGCTTTTTCACATGACGAGAGGACAACATGCTCCGACGCTCCCTTGCCGCGCTCCTGGCGGCCTTCTCCCTGTGCGCCGCTGCGCAGCAAGCACCCTTCCAGCCGCTGGACGGCTCCAGCACCGCGAACCTGGCGGTCACGGCCACGGCGGCGACCATCTCGATCCCGTCGAGCACGCCGGCCGGCACCAACCGACAGGTGGTGTTCTCCAACATCGGCGCGCAGACGGTGTTCCTGCGCTGCGACGGCGTGACGGCCACCAGCGCCAATGCCATGCCGATTGCCGCCGGCAAGGACTTCATCCTCACGCTGGCGTACTCGGCGGCGACGTGTTCGGCGATCGCCGCGGGCACAGGCTCGACGCTGTATGCCACGGTGGGCTTCGGTCGATGAAACGCGCTGCTGCATTCCTGGCTGCGGCACTTCTCGCGCTGCAGGCGCTCGCGGGACCATTCGCGTTTCGGTTTGCGACCGGCGAGACGTCCGGCAGCAGCCAAGTGCTGCCGTTCTCCACGACCTACACCACCCCCGGCGCGCAGACAGTCTCTGTGCCGGCTGGGGCTACTTCGGTGGTGATCGAGGGCTATGCGGCTGGTGCCAGTGGCGACGAAATCAATAACTTCGGCGGCGGTGGCGGGGCGTACAGCAAGACGACGATTTCCAGCCTTACGGGAATCACGGCCATTTACATCAGCGTTCCGGCTACATCGTCCTCAAGCTCTGGAGGAGTGGCAGGCGCCGACGTCTTTGCAAAATCGAACACGTCAGGCGGCACGACGCTCATGCTCGCCAAGGGCGGGGGGTCAGACGGCACTCGCTGGCACGGTGGAGCTGCTGCGAGTGGTACCGGCGATGTGAAGTTCAGTGGCGGCAATGGCAGTCAGAACGCCGGCATCGAGGGTGGAGGGGGTGCGGCCGGCCCCAATGGACACGGTGGCAATGCTTCCGCAGATGGAGCGACTGGCGGCGTCGGTGGCGGCGGCCTTGCCGGTGATGGCGCGCCTGGTGATCGCTTCAGCGATGGCAATCCATATGGCGGCGGCGGCGGGGCATGGGATGGAACCTTTCCGACCCGAGGCGCGCAAGGCGTCATCAAATTGTCTTGGTCTTGATATCTCAACGCGTGCGAAAGGAAACACATCATGGTTTTCGTTGACATCAATGTGGCGGGCCTTAATCCGTCGCCCAATTGCGCCGTCGTGTGCGGCGTGCATGTGACCATCACGGACGCGAGCGGCAACGTCGTGTTCGATGACGTGGGCGATGTCGGCGCCGGAGCTACCAGCTCCGACCTGCAGGCTCGCTTGGACAACGGCATCTACACCATCACAGCACAGGCCCAGGACGAGCATGGGACTGCGCATGGCCCGCAGCTCACCCTCGCGGGCGTGACCATTGCCGACGACACCAGCACGTTGCCGTCGTTTGCCCTCAGCGGCATCCAGATCAGCTCGTAACTCGGCACCGCATCGCACAGAGCCGCCTTCGGGCGGTTTTCTTTTGCCCGAAAGGATCACATGAATCGTGAAGCACCCGGCCGCACTTTGACCGACGCCGATGCGGAGGCCATCGCCCTGGCCTTGAAAGCAAAGGTGATGAGCCAGTTCTACACCGACCTCGGCAAAGGCGTGTGGGGCCTTGTCTGGCGCGGGTTGGTTATGGGCATGATCGGCATCGCCGCGTGGGCGGCGTGGCATTCGGAGCACTGATCATGATCGTGCTGCAAGGTGTCGCGCCCAACATGGTCGCGTTCCTCGACATGGTCGCCTGGTCGGAGATCGGCCCGGCGATGCTGGCGATGCCGGAAACCGACAATGGGTATAGGTGCATGGTCGGCTCCACGCCACGGCACCTGCTGCTCGTTCCGAGCTACATCACGCACCCGCGCATTCACAACCATGCCCAGAACTCGGACGCGGCCGGGCGTTACCAGTTCATGGGGCGGTACTGGTCCGACTACAAGGTGCGGCTGAAGCTGCCCGACTTCGGTCCCGAGTCGCAGGACCGCTGGGCGCTGCAGTTGGTCAAGGAATGCCACGCGACGGACGACGTGCTCACCGGGCACTTCGCCGTGGCCGTGGGCAAGTGCGCCTCGCGCTGGGCATCGCTCCCGGGGGCAAATTACCCCGGGCAGCACATGAATTCGCTGGCCTCTCTTGAGCGGGCCTATGAGGCGGCGGGAGGGCAATTCGCATGACAATCGCCGCGCGCACCTTCGGACGACGACAAAACGCGCTACAAAATATTCCGAAATTTATTCCGCGCCTGATGATCATCCTCGCTCTGTTGCTGCTCGCCGTTGGCAGTGCCTTTGCGCAGGATCCGCAGCCACTGCCGCTGAATCCCGACGTCACGCCGGACACGATCAAGGCCACGATTTGCGTGCATGGTTGGACGAAGATCGTCCGGCCGCCCGTGGGCTACACGGACTCGATCAAACGCCAGCAGATGCAGACCATCGGCCTGCCCTGGTCGCGGGCCAGCGAGTTCGAACTCGATCACCGCATCCCGCTCACGCTGGGCGGTGCGCCGCGCGACCGCGCGAACCTGTGGCTTCAGAGCTGGAAGCAAGCCGCGCCCGAGCAATACAACGGTGAAACAGCGGCGCGCGTGAAGGACAAGCTCGAAGTTCGATTGAACCGCCTGGTGTGTTCCGGCCAGATCACGCTTGACGAAGCCCAGCACTGCATCTACGAAGACTGGCGCGCCTGCGCCATGAAGTTCCCGACCGCGCACTGAGCGCGCGCCGACCTTTTCCCCTTCCCATTTTCAACACGGCCCGAGATGGCCGAAGGACTTGCCATGACTGCTCTCATGCTGAAATTCCTCGCCCTGCTTTTGGGCTTCGCCCTGTGGGCCGCGCTGGCGTACCTCAAGATGGTCCCGGTCGAACCGCTCGTCGCTCTGCTGCAGATGGGCCTCGGCGGGCTCGTCACGCACATGCTGCAGGACAGCGGCGCACCTGCTGTATCGGCGTTCGCGCCGGCCACTCCTGCGGCACCGGTTGCGCCGAGCGGGCAGGGCGGCTTCGCCTCAGTTCGCCTGCTGTCCACCGTCGCCGTGATCGCCCTGGGCCTGTCGATGCTGGGCGGCTGCACCACGACCACCGGCAGCATGTACGCTGGCCTGGCGACGCAAGCCGAAGCCGGCATCAAGGTATTCGACGACAACAGCCTTGCGACGGTGCGCACGGTGCTGTGCGCGCAGCCGTATTCCGCGATCCAGCGTCACCCGGAGCTTCAGCCCGGCATCCAGGCCATGTGCGGGCCGCTGGCGAACTCCAGCTCGCTCGATGCTGGCCAGCTCGCCATGCTGATGAACATCCTGCAGTCGTCGGGCGTGAAGCTGCAGGCGCAACCTGCCGCGGCGGCGGCCTCGGGGGCGAAGTGAGCATCACCGGAGCCGCCTTCGCGGCGGCGATCCCGCTCGCTGCTGCCCTGGCTAGCGGCCAGCCGCACTGCTCCCAGGACGAGACGAATGCGCTGCTCGCTCAGCGCGCGGCCCTGCTGCGCCGGATGCCGTTGGTTGCCACCGAAGCGGACCTCGCCGAGGTGAAGGCGATTCAGCGCGACATCGAAGCCGCATTGCCACCCACTTCCGCCGCTTCCGCCGTGAAGCCCTAACCATTTTCAACACCGAAAGGAAACCACCATGCATTACAGGAACGGCCGCGAGGCCAAGAACGGCGACAAGATCGTGCAACTCGACTACGGCACCGGCAAGGTCGTCGCCTTCGGTGTGCTGCACAGCGCGACGCCCGGCAACGACTACTGCAACGGCTACATCGCGGCCATACAGACGCCGAATACCGGCGCGTGCATGTGCGATTGCCTGCACATCGACGACGTCGAAGCCATGCTCAAGGAGCGCGGCTTGGACAAGCGGCCAGAAGGCAAGTAAGCGCCATGTCCGACGCCAAGTGCTCAGAGTGCCGCCGCGTCGCTGACACCCACTCGGTCGGCTGTTCGCATCCGACCTGTCCGCATCGCAAGCCGCAGATGTGGGCAGGGCCGGACGGCGCGCGCGGCTTTCCCGGGCAGTTGGCCGAGGACCGCGTACTGCTGCGGCGCATGTCTGAGCGTCAGAAGGCGGTCGCAGTCAACCTCGGGGAGCTGTGATGCAAGGCAAACGTGTCTATGACAAAGCGCCGCACGACCTGCACCCGGGCGACTACGGCCGCTGGGCCGCCGACAAAGGGAACTGGTACGCCTGCTGTCCTGACGGCAAGCTCGCGAATCTCACGCTGCATCAGGTGACGGAGCACGACGACGGCACGATCACAGTTTCGCCGTCCATCCTCGTGAACCAGCGCGGGATGCCGAATCCAGAGTGGCATGGCTTCCTTGAGGCCGGCGTCTGGAGGCAGGTATGAGCAAGTTCCTCTCTCCTCTGCGCGTGGAGCAGGTCGAAGACGTCAGCCACGACGGGCGCGGCACTTGGCGCCTGCTCGACCCGCTGGTGTACGACTCCGACCTAGTCCGTAGGATCATCGTCGTGCCGGCCGGGTTCGTGACCGACTTTGCCAGCGTGCCGCGCGTGCCCTTCGCCTACTGGATCGCGGGCGACGTGGCACACCCTGCGGCCGTGGTTCACGACTGGGAATACACCTCGCACGATGTTGACCGCGCGACCGCAGACGCCATCCTCGAAGAAGCCGCGAACGTCGCCGACGGGCCTGACACAGCCGCGCGCAACAAGCTGATGAAGTGGGCCGTGCGCCTGTTCGGCGGCTCGCACTGGGATCAGCCCGGTCCGGTTCAACCTGAGATCGTGAAGCCGTTCCTGCCGGCGACCTGAGCGTACGTCACTTCGAACGCGCGCCATTTTCTCGGTGCTGGTGGGGCACGCAAGCACGCGGAACTACCCGCAGGAGCTTCAGCAGCTCGGTAGCGTCTCGGGCTTTAAAGCGCCCCCACTGTTCGGCAGTATCCCCGTCGAAACACCCACTGAAATTTGTTAGTTCGCTGGGAGGCAGCAGGAAGAAGTCTTGACCGGTCTGACCGTCGGGGTTCAACCGCAGTATCAGGAGCCAGTTCCCGGGCTGACTCTTTGCGCGTGCGCCGGCAATTCGCCACCTTGGCCGCCCACGGCCTACCCGCCGCGCCGCGCAGATTTTGATTTCGACGCCTCTTAGCACAATGGAGTTCTGAGTAGGGCGCGCTTGAACTTGAAGGCCGGTGTTCAGCAATAGCTCCAGCACGTCCGCCGCCAGCCGTTTGCGTAGTTGCTGCGCGGCGGCTGATCGCTCAAAGAAAGCGAGTTGCTTTCCCGTCTGCTTTCTTCCCGCCTGGGCGTAGGCTTGCGCCAACGACCCGAAGTGCTGCGCATATGTTGTCGTGCTCGGTAGCTTGGCGTCGGGAAACCCGTAATAGCTCAGGGTTGGATTCTTTGCGAACGCGTCCCTCAGCCGCTGCAAGAGTTCCTGTTCGCCATACCCGCTCCTCTTGAACGCAACAGCGCGGTCGGATCTGGCGCGCGCTGCGTTCCATTGGTCCAGGGAGATCAGTGGCGGCAGCAGACCTTCGATGCGGAGTGCCTTTGGTAGGGGACTGATGTTTGTGACGCTACTGCGAAACCGACGGCGCGTGCCCCATTCGAAGTTGCCTAAGACGATTTCATTGTCGACCAACGTGCGAACGATATGAGCGGTGAATTTCCGACCTGCATGCGTTGTAACGCCTTCCGCATTCAGGTTTCGTGCGATCCGATTGAGCGGAATGCCGCCCGTGTATTCACGGAAAATACGGCGCACCATTGCCTGCTCGCACTCAGGCCCGAGCACCCACCGCGTGTGGTCGGTCGCCATGGGCTTTCGAACAGCATGCGAAAGAATTTCCTTCGGTGTGCCATCGTTCGAGTACGCCTGCCGCCGATATCCGAGGCATGGCATGCTGCCAGTTGTGAACCCCCGCGTCACGACATGGATCTGGCCAGCGCGTGCCTTGATGGCGAGCTCTCTGCTGTATTCGGCTGCCATCGCGCGCTTCAAGTGCTTCCAGATCGAATCAAGCGGCATCGAGCCGTGGCCAAAGGGCTCTGACACGTACTCGACCCCGACGCCGTTTTTTCGGCAGTGGTACTCGTGGTATGCAGACTCGTCCACGTCCTGGAAGCGGCCCCATCGGCTGATGTCCAAAACCAAAACCAGTTTGAACGGACAGTCCGGCTTGGTGACGTCCCGCAGCAGCTGCTGCATGCCACACCGGCCAGCAAGCGTCACGCCGGTGCGGGCCTCGTCAGCATATGTCCGCACAATCTGAATGCCACGTTCTTTCGCGTAGAGCGCGATCGCGGCTTTCTGGATGTCGATTGACATCGGCTGCTCGTCGCTGGACATGCGAAGGTATTGAGCGGCACAGATGTTCACCAGGGCCTCCGCCACAGCGAAATAGACCTCAAGGTACATGTTCGCGGGGCGGCCTGAAACTATACGAACTACGTAGGTTGATGCTGTCAGCCGAGCTTGGGCGCGGTTGCGATCGCTCCGTCGGTCTCGCTCGACCGTTACGACTCAAATCCCACCGGTACGCACCACCACGACTGCGGGTGGTCCTTCACCCCCTGCGTGCTGTGCACCACGCATTGAACGCCTCGAAGCAGCAGGGCACCTGACGGCAGCATCTGCCGAATCTGAATATCGTCAAGCCGCCCGTAGTTGTTGCCGTGCCGGTCGGAAAGCAGGGCTGTGGGCGGGCCGTATAGCTTGCTGATGGTCAGCATGCACCGCAAGGGCTTGACGTCTTCACGGGGCAGCCTTCGCCCTTCGCGGCGCATCACGAACACATCCCAGAGCATGGTGCGCGACACCGCGGGACCTGGCTGCCCGGGCTGGGACGCGGGCGTGGGCGCGGGACGATTCAGGATTGGCTTGTTGCCCATGCTCGATCATCGCAAAATACTGTACGAGCATACAGTACCGAGCATTGGGGGGCCATGGTCGTGCAGCATAGCCGGGCAAAGGAAAAGCCGCCCTATAGCGGCTGAGAGCCCGGCAAGGAGGAGGGAGCCAGGCTACCCTTGCGGGTGGCCTGAGACGAGTAGACGCGATGGCGCGTCGAGTCGTCGAGTTGCGGACGCTCAGAGCACCCTGACGACTTGGGCGGAAGTGACCTTTCCCCGCAAGAGTGTCAGATTCATTTGTAAGGCGATAGGCTTTCGATCGCGGGCGGCCGCCCAGATTTTCTCGAGGTCACCGCTGGGCAGGTCGTCGTGGTTGACGACCACATTGAACTCCGAGCCGTCCCTACGGGCGAGCGTGTACTTCGTCGCACTCGCATCCCTAGCGTAGGTGCCGAAAACGCGGAAGTCCTCTTCCACGATCTCTGCTGTCGCACGCTCCATCTGCGAGCGACGATTCACCTCTTGGATCTCGTCGGACGACATGCGCGCTCGCCCGACCTTGATCTGATTTGCATCGGGAGCACGGCGGGCAATTGCGCGCGTACCTTCCTCGTTGGCCTTTGCGAAGTTGCCGACTACGGCAGCTTCCTTGACAAGGCCGGCCATTATTTCAATCTGCTTCGTCGTTTGCTGCCCCGCCTGCGCCTGCTGCTTGCTTCGCTCTTGCTCAATTTGCAGCAGCACCTCTTCCTTCTTGGCGGCCGTCGAGCTTTCAATGACGGCATGGGCGCCCCATCCGAGGGCGAGAACGACCGCGATCGCGACGAGAACC